ACCTCGCTTGAATAGTCTTTGCACGGATGAAATCGGGCAATAAACCGCATGACATTCCGAACAATATCTGGCATGTTTCTTGGTATGATCAGGCGACGCGCGCCCACCCCCCGGCCTTAGGTTCTTTCCGGGCCACAGCCTATGCGGGCGGGCGGGGCCCATTTGATTTCCAGCGGCAGATAGAAATTCTGGTTGCGCACTTGCTTGCGCACCCTTGGTTGCGCACCCGCGCAAGCCGCCCATAACCTTCACCCTTGCCAGCAGGGCCGCTCTCGGGCGGATGGCTGGACGTGGATCGGACGGCAAGTGCCGCGGGTCAGCAAAACCCCGTCAGCCGGTGTGGCGTTTCAGCCTTGGCGCTGGCGACCGGCAAACAGTTCGGAGATATTGCTTGCAAATCGAAACGCGGTCCATCGAGCGTCTGGTCCCTTACGTCCGCAACTCGCGGACCCATTCCGAGGATCAACTCGCGCAAATCGCCGCTTCCATTGCCGAGTTCGGCTTCGTCAACCCGGTGCTGATTGGCGCCGACGACGTGATCGTCGCGGGCCATGGCCGCGTGCTGGCGGCGAAGCAGCTTGGTATGACCGAGGTTCCGGTGGTCGTGCTCGACCATTTGAGCGAGGCCCAGCGCCGGGCGTTGGTGATCGCCGACAACCGCATCGCTGAAAGCGCGGGCTGGGACGAGGCGATGCTCAAGGCCGAGCTCGCGGCGCTCCGTGAAGAGGAATTCGATCTCGACTTGCTCGGGTTTAGCGACGACGAGCTCCTTCGCATGCTCGATTCCGTTGCCCTTTCGGGCATGGATGGGGGCGAGGGCGCTGACGGCTCCGGTAGCCCTCCCGCCGGTGCGCCCGCGCCCGAACCATCCGCTACCCTGGCGGATCGCTTCGGCATTCCGCCGTTCAGTGTGCTCGATGCCCGCAAGGGTTGGTGGCAAGACCGCAAGCGCGCATGGATCGACCTCGGCATTCGTTCCGAGTTGGGGCGCGGTGCCGCGCCCGGCGGAAGCCCGAGGCCGCTTGATCGCGGATATGCGAAAGCTTTTCATGACGGCGCAAAGCTTGGAAATGGTGGCCTCGCTGATCAAGTCGCCGCTGCCGCGACTGCCAGGCGCGCCGCGAAAGCAAACGCCTCCCCCGGCGGTTCGCCGCTTCCGGCGGCGGACTATTCGAAAACCAAGGCGCGCGGCGACGGGCGCGGCAAGGCGATTGGTCCATGAGCCAACGCCAAGCGAACGCGATGCCTTCGGGCGGCGGTGGTGGCTTGTGGGCGGAACATAACCGCAAACAGGCTGAACGATTGGCGAGGCGCATGGCAGGCAATTTAACTTTCGTGAAGGGCGACCGGAAGCATGATGATCTCGATCCCGTCTCTCAAACGATTTTAGACACCGCATCCGGCACCTCGATCTTCGATCCTGTTATCTGCGAGATCGCCTATCGCTGGTTCTGCCCGCCGGGCGGCATGGTGCTCGATCCCTTCGCGGGCGGTTCAGTGCGCGGCATCGTCGCCTCAAGGCTCGAGCGGCGCTATGTCGGCATCGAACTGCGTGGCGAGCAGGTTGAAGCCAACAAAGCGCAGCTGCATCTTGCGGCCGATCCCTTGCCCACGTGGCGTCAGGGCGATAGCCAGATCATCGCCACACTGGCGGGCGATGTCGAAGCCGATTTGATTTTCTCATGTCCCCCCTATTGGAACTTGGAGAGATATTCGGACGATCCCACTGACCTGTCCAACATGGGCAAGGAGGAATTCTTCGCCGCCCAGGCGGCAATCATCCGCGATAGCATCGCGCGGCTACGCGAAGATCGCTTCGCGGTCTGGGTGATCGGCGATGTGCGGGACGCGAGCGGATTCTATGCAAATCTGCCGGGACGCACCATCGAAGCCTTCGAAGCCGCCGGCGCACGGTTCTACAACGACGCAATTCTGGTAACGGCGGTCGGCTCGCTGCCGATCCGCGCCGGGCGCCAGTTCGAGGCGTCGCGCAAGCTCGGGCGGACGCACCAGAACGTGCTGGTCTTCATCAAGGGCGATCCGAAGAAGGCCACGGAAGCCTGCGGCCAGGTGGAATTCGGCGAGATTGAACTCGGAGGCGGCGGGGCTGAATGATACAGCAAGTCCATGCTTCGTGATCCGATTGCTGCTGGCGTCCCTGTTGTCGTCGAACATGACGGCGTTCTGGTTGTCCGCGATGATCTGTTCCCAGGCGGAACGAAGGCGCGCTTCATGCCAGCCCGGTGCGAAGGCGCCGATGAAGCGGTCTACGCGAGCCCCGCCGAGGGCGGCGCACAAACGGCGCTGGCAACGGCCGCACGGGCACTCGGCAAGCGCGCCACAATCTTCGTAGCCAAACGCGCGAAACCGCATGCCCGCACATTGGAAGCCTCGCGCCTCGGCGCCAAGGTGGTCAGCGTTGCGCCGGGCTACCTTTCGGTGGTCAAGGTCCGGGCGCGGGAATATTGCGAAAGAACCGGCGCGCGGCTCGTGCCCTTCGGCGTCAACATGCCGGAAGCGATTGAGGCCATCGCAACGGCGGCGCGGGCAACCGGGGTTGAGCCGGATGAAGTCTGGTGTGCTGCCGGGTCAGGCGTTCTTTCGCGGGCACTCGCCAAGGCTTGGCCGAATGCGCGGCGGCATGCCGTGCAGGTCGGCTATGCGCTCACAAAGGAGGAAGTCGCGGGCGCCACGATTCACGTTCATCCGCTCACCTTCGGGCGCGAAGGCCGGGTGCGCGCACCTTTCCCATCCGATCTGCACTACGATGTTAAAGCTTGGGAGATATGCACGGCCCGGAAGGGTCCGGGCCGCGTACTATTCTGGAATGTTACGGGGCCTGCGCGGGCCTGAATCCTTCAGGTCTCGTAAGCTAACCAGCCGGGGCCGTTGCCCTCGGGGTCTTGGTCAACCCACACGTTGGTCACGCGCCCTGCTGTGTCCTTGACTTGCAAGCCCCAGCTTTCGCCATCGGACGACTCGACGGTGCCGACAATTGTCTTGCCGACGAGCTTTTCGGCGGCCTGCTTTACGGCATAGTTCACGCTGCTGTGGTTCATTTCCGAGCCTCCAAGGCGATGACGCAAAGATCGCGGTAACGGGCCATGGCTTTCGGGCTGGACGATACCGGGTTGATGGTGATGGCCTTGAGGCCGTCGATGTTACCAGCCTCAGCGAGTTCGGCAAGATTGGCAAGTTTATTGCGGAACCGCTTGTGCGTTTCGGCGCTAAAATCGGGCGGCTCGGGCAACTTGCCTTCGCGGGCAGCAGCCTCGATGGATGCACGCTTGCCAATCGAATGGGGTTCCGTCGATTTGACTTCGGCAGGAGCTTTTTCTGCTTTCGGCGTTGGTTCCGAAGGAGCGGGCTTCCTGCCTTGCTCCCACGTCCAAGACCCGTCCCCGGTCTTGAGCGTTCGGAAGTCGATGCCTTCGATGGCATCATTGCCAAGTTCGGCGCGGGCCGCGCGCTGGGCATTGAAACGCTTGTTATAGGTCTTCACGATACGCACTCCTTCCGGGGTTGAACGCTGTTGCTGATGGGCGCGGCGCGGCCCATCGCGTCGATGGCGTAGATCAGCGGCCTGCGGCTTGATGGGTTGGCGGCGGCGAGCCGCCCGGCCTCTACGCGGGCTTCGGCGAGTGTTGCCGCCACGCCATTGGCGAAGCGGCCAACGCCGAGGAACAGGGATACTTCGAAGCGCACCGCGTTGCCGATGATCTCGGCGTCGCGGCGTTCGGTTGGATGGGGCTTGCGAGACATTCTTGCTTCTCCGGTTGATGTCCGGAGCAGTCAGGCGCGACCCGCGAAACAGAGCAACAGAACTCGCTCCGCTCACGGAGCATATCGGGAGCGGCGAGACAGCATGGGACTTTCCCGGCGGGCATACGCGCGCCATCGGGGCGTCGCGGAGAACGCCGTTCGCGCGGCGATAGCCGCCGGGCGGATTACGCTTGAGCCCGACGGCACAATTGATCCGGTTAAGGCAGACAAGGACTGGACCGCGAAGACAGACCCGGCGAAACAGCGTGGGATTCATGCGGCCATCGAGCCGAAGGCAACGGTCGCTGCCACGCCCGTTCAAGACAAGCCGGTATCCCGAACGGCGCTGGATGCCGTTCAAAGGACGCTGCAGGACTCGAGTGCGAAAAAGGAAGGTGACGTGACCTTCCTCCGCGCCCGCACCGCGAACGAAGTCATCAAGGTGCAGGAGCGGGGCGTTCGCCTCGCAAAGATCAAAGGGGAGCTGGTTGATCGCGCTCGTGCCGTTGCAACGATCTTCGGTCTTGCTCGACGCGAGCGTGACGCTTGGGTGCAATGGCCGGCGCGTGTTTCCGCGCTGATGGCGGCCGAGTTGCACATCGAACCGCACCAGATGGAAACGGTACTTGAAAAGTATGTCCGACGGCACCTCACCGAGCTCGCGGACGTTAAAGTCGAACTCCGGTGAAGCCTACGACGGCGAAGCCGACATCTATCGTGCGTGGGGCCGCGGGCTCGCGCCCGATCCGTCGCTCACTGTTTCGGAATGGGCCGACCGCTATCGCATGCTTTCGTCGCGCGCTTCCTCGGAAGCGGGCAAGTATCGCACCGACCGAACGCCCTACATGCGCGATATTATGGACGCACTCTCGCCCTCGCATCCGGCGCGGCGGATCGTGTTTATGTCGGGGGCGCAACTCGGTAAGACCGAGGCCGGAAACAACTGGATCGGCTACTGCATTCATCAGGCACCGGGACCGTTCCTGGCGATTCAGCCCACCACGGAACTTGCCAAACGCCTTTCGCAGCAGCGCATTGAACCGCTAATTGAGGAAAGCCCAGAGCTTCGGGAAATTGTGATGCCGTCGCGCACGCGCGATTCCGGCAACACGGTGTTGGCGAAGAAGTTCGCGGGCGGTCAACTGGTGCTCACAGGTGCTAACAGCGCCGTCGGCCTTCGGTCGATGCCCGCGCGCTGGCTCTTCCTCGACGAGATTGACGCCTATCCGGGCGACGTTGACGGCGAAGGCGATCCGATTTCCCTCGCCGAAGCCCGCACCCGGACATTCGGACACCGCCGGAAGGTATTCATGGTTTCGACGCCGACGATCAAGGGATTGTCGCGCATCGAGCGCGAGTACGAGGCGAGCGACCAGCGGCGGTATTTCGTTCCATGCCCGCATTGCGTGGCCTGGCAATGGCTGAAGTTCGAACGTCTGCGCTGGGAGAAAGGGCAACCCCAAACCGCCGAATACGTTTGCGAGAATTGCGACAAGCCCATCGCTGAGTACCACAAGACGGCGATGCTCGCCGCTGGGGAATGGCGGGCAACGGTTGAATGCGGCGACCCGCATGTTATCGGGTTTCATATATCGGGGCTCTATTCGCCGGTCGGCTGGCTTGCCTGGGAGACTATCGCCCGTGAATGGGAGGCCGCTCAGGGCAACGACGCGGCCTTGAAGGCGGCAAAGAACACGCTTCTCGGCGAGACGTGGCAGGAACGCGGCGAAGCGCCCGACTGGCAACGGCTGTACGACAGGGTGAAGGATCACGAGATCAGGATTGTTGCCGACGGGGCGCTGGTTCTCACGGCTGGTGCCGACGTGCAACATGATCGCATCGAGGTCGATGTGTGGGGCTGGGGCCGCGGGCTTGAAAGCTGGCTCGTCGATCATGTCGTCCTCGAAGGCGACACCTCGCACGGCGAAGTCTGGGATAGGCTCACCGGGCTGCTTTCCGCTTCGTGGTTGCACCACGGGGGTGCTGCCATGCGGATTGCGAAGCTCGCCATCGACTCGGGCGATGGGCGTTCGACTTCGCAGGTTTATGCCTGGGTGCGCAAATTCGGCGCTGGCGTCGCGGTGGCGATCAAGGGCATGGACGGTTTTGACCGCTCGTCGCCTGTCGATGGGCCGACTTATGTGGATGCAACTGAAAACGGCCAGAAAATCCGGCGCGGCGTGAAGCTCTGGAAGGTTTCGGTCGCGGTCTTCAAATCGGAGACATACCGCTTCCTGCGGCTCGACAGGCCTACGGACGAGGATTTGCGGGACGGCATCACCTTTCCGGACGGCTTCATTCACCTTGCGGCGGGCATCACCTCCGAATGGGTGAAGCAGCTGACCGCCGAGCAGCTAGTGACGGTGCGCGATCGCCGGGGCTTCTCGAAACTCGAATGGCGGCAGACCCGCGAACGCAACGAGGCGCTCGACTGCCGGGTCTATGCCCGCGCCGCCGCATGGCTTCTCGGCGTTGACCGCTGGCAGGACGAAAAATGGCAGGCGCTGGAACAGCAGGTTGCCGCCGACCGGCCACGGGAACAGCCCGCCGGGCAGGTGCGGCCACAACCGCGCCCCGGAGAAAAGCGCAATTCGGACTGGTTCGGCGGACGCCGGGAAAATGGATGGTTTAGATGAGCTGGTCGCAAATCGAACTGGACGCGCTTCGCCGCGCTTATGCGTCGGGCACATTGCGCGTCACCTATAACGGCAAGACCGTTGAGTATGGCTCGGCCGACGATCTGCTCAAGCGCATTCAGACGATTGAGAACGCGATCAGCGCGGCCTCGGGCACGCCCCGCCCGATTGCGGGCTATGCCGGGTTCGGAC